GCGGTACATCTTCTTGTTGAAGTAATCGAGATCGCCGATCTCACCCAGATTGTCGCCGCCCTGGAGGGTTTCTACCTTCGATCCACGGCCTTCCGCGGACTGGGCGAAGAAGAAGTCTTCCATGATCGATACGGGGTTGTAGGCGGCGTCGAGAATCGAGCCACCGCCGCCCGTACGATTCGGAATGCGGCGCTGGTGGATCTCGTTCTTGATCGCAGCCACGTGCGCCATGGCGCGGGGCGGGGGCATGTTACCCACGTCGATGTAAAAGATTCGACGCTCGGGAGCGCGCTGGACGCGGTAGATGATGATCGCGTCTTCGAGCAATTCCTTCTGCTTGTACGACTTGAAGATCGGTTCCAGCACCGAGGCGCCGAACGGCCAATTCATGTCCATACCGACCGACAGCGAGAGGTGAACGATGTGCTTGGCGTCGACCACCGTGACATCGTTGGGGCTGCTTTGCTGACCCGGCTTGTTCGAGCGCTGATCGACGTGTGATCCGGCCATCGTGAAGTTACCGGCAGCCGAAGACGCACCGAGCGGACGCATCGTGCCAGCCGATCCACCGAGGCCCAGGACAGTGCCATACTGCGAGGTATCGGCATTCTTGCTCGCGTACTTGGCCTGACGATTGTAATCCAAGCCCTTGACGACGTACTCTTCCGGCTCCTTGCCGTTTTCTTCGTCGACCTTTACAAGAAGAACCGAGAACTGATCGAGCCACAGCCATTCACCGGTCTCGGGATCACGAAGGAAGAAGGCATCGCCGTACTTGATCGAGTTACGGAAAATGAACCACAACTTCGATTTGAAGTCATTCATCTTCACCCACTTGTTCATGACCGACTTCAAAATCTTGATTTCGGTCTCGTTTGCATCGGCGAGATAGTTGATGTTGAACGGATTCTCGTTCTGCTCTTCGGACTGGGTGCAGAAATCCGCAATGGTATCGAGCGCCGCGTTGATGTCGGAATCCCGATCCATATCGTCGTACTGGTAGTAGCGCTGGATTCGGTTGGGGTGACCCGCATAAACCTCAGGCAGGTAGGATGCGTACTTCGAAGCCGAACCGCTGCTCGCAGAACCACCAGCGGCGCCCTCGTCACGGCCCGTGAACTGGACTACGCTCGACCCACCCTGCTGAGTAGGGGCGTTCCTAAAATACTTCTTCCAAGACATCCAATATCCTTCGACGCAACAATATGCGCAGTTATTTATGGTTTAATGATTATATTAGCAGCACAATACAAAGAGTGTCGTTATTTTAGTTCGGTGTATTCTGAATCGTCGTGATAGTCTGGTTCTGCGCACGGACGAGACGATCCGCGCTGTCGCGGGCCTGAACGAGCATTGCGCCGAGGCGATTATTCATCTCCTCCATCTGCTTCAGCATGGCATCCTGAACCGAACTGGCTTGGCTCGTGATGGCCCGACCGGTCTCCAGATTCGCGAGGCGTTCTGCTAGATTGTCTGAAGTGATCGTCGGCGAGCGCGGAGTGGCGGCAGCAGCCGCCTGGGCGCCAGGGGAGCGATCGTTGGCCGGATTGCGCTGGTCACGCGGGGAGGCGGGCGTAAGAGCATCGACCGCGCGATCACCCAGGCTCCGACCGGTAACCATGTCCAGACCAGCATTGACCAGACCCAGGCCCGGCACGGCGTCGATCAGGCCATTGGCTACGGCCTTGGCCATACCGTCCTGATATTCGGCGTCTGTGATGTCGCCCTTATCGTGCTGCTGCTTTAACTTGTACATGTCGACCGCCGTCATGCCTGCCGATACGGCAGCACCGACGACGGGGAGCTTCTTCGCGAACGAAGCTAGCCCGCTCGCCGCGCGACCCAGGAGGCCCGCGCTACGCGCAGCAGTCGCCGCCGTGGTTGCGGCTGTCGCGCCGCCCTCGATGGCAGCACCCGCGACCGGGGCAGCCGCAGAAGCACCGGCACGACCCAGGCGAGAGACAGCCAACCCGGCCGTGCTCGCGACCGCGGGGGCGATGGCGGCTGCAATATTTGCAGCCTGCTCGACGACTCCAGCGGACGGCGTGGTTGTATCATTTGCTGGGGGTGCATCGGGTTGACGAGGCTGGTCCGTGTTCGTCTGACCAGCCGCACGGGCCGTACGCGCGGCGCGCGCATCATCGTCCGCCTTCAGGCGCGCGAGTTCCTCGGCCGAAGCCGTGTTACGCTCCTTCTTCATCTCAAGAACGTTACGTGTGAACTGATCGAGGACTTCTGGAAGCGGCGCCTGGGCCTGATTCTGCTCGGCCTGGGTGCGCTGACCCTCCTCGCGAATCTGCTGGTCGCGACGGAACAGGCCGTCGAACACACCCATGCGTTGACCCAGTGCCAGCATACCGGTGGCCAGGATTGCCGCTCCGGCCAAACGGCCGCGCATTCCGCCACCGGCTCGACCTTCACGGCCGCCGTGGCCTCCTCCATGACTACCACCGCCGCCAGCGGCTGAGCCGTTCACGTAGACGTTGCGTGCCGCGATCGTCATGTTGCGACCGGTGAACATCTCCTTGATCGAGTTGGCGAAATTGACGACCTTCATGGCGGCAAACGCGGTACCGAGCGCGATTGCGATACCGGCGAGAACGTCGAGGTTCCGAGCCGCGAATCCAGCGATGGTACCGACGCCCTTGATAGCCTCTCCAAAGAGACCCATCGTCTTCATGAAGAGATCACCAAATCCCGCAAGACCGGTGAAGAAACCCTGAACCACCTCAGGTTTGATGTTCGTGACCGCAGTGGACCACTTGCCAATCGTATCACCGACCCATTGGGCCAGCGAATTCATACGTGTATCCGTCAAGAATCCGTCGAGGAACTTGGTGATGGCCTCACCCAGCGTGCCGAACTGCGTCTCTGCCTTCTTCCAGGCATTGGAGTTGGCAAACCGATCGATCCCACGACCGATCGCTTCCATCGGCTTGACGATCAGCGGCAGGAACTTCATCAAGACGTTGGACGAGAATCGCATCCAAATGTTCTCGAAGTTCAGAGCGAGCTTCGAGAGAGCATCCTTGTTCTTTTCCTGAAGATTGTTGATTTCCAACTGCTTGCGAAGAGTCTCAGCGTCGGCCTTCTGAAGGTTATCACCGATATCGAGAATCTTACGAGCCTGGGCCGCGTACTCACCCCCACCCTCGACCTGGGCATTAAGGCTTGTACGATTCTGATCGATCAAGTCCTTCATGCTGTTAGTATATTCGGTCTGATACTTGATCGCGTTCGCCGGATCACTCTTGATCTGCGCGTAAAGCTTGCGCATCATCATCGTGCCCTGCGGCAGAACCTTGTTGAATAGCTCACGAGCCGCATCAGAGTTCTCAGCGCGACCGTCATAGGCGGCCGTCTGAGACAGCATCTTCGACAAGGTCTTGCCAGCCTCACCCGCCTGCGCGGAGAAGCCCAGGATCGCCGTAGAGAACGCGTCGCCGTACTTCTTGCGCTCGCCTTCGCTCATCTGGCTCATGCGGGACCGGTACACCTCGTCGCGCATGGCGGCGTTGGCGGTGTCCATCAGTTCCTTGCGAGACTTACCGAACTGATTTGCCAGCACGTCAGCGCCCGCGGCGACCTTCAGCATCGAATCGGCCGTCGAGGCGCGATCCATCTTCTCAAGGCGACCCTGAAGACGCATCGTTTCGGCGTAATCGCCCACAAGGTCATCCAGGCCCGCGACGGTGTAGCCGAACGAGCCAAATTCCTCGGCGTTCTTACGGACAGCCGCGGAGAGGGCGAGCAAGCCACCCTGGCGGTTGTTGGCCAAAGCCGCCGCCACGGTCGCGTTGCGCTTGGACAGGCGCACCGCCTCTTCCATGCTGGTGCCGCTCTCAAGCGCGGTCTTAGCCAGACCCATGATGGAGTCCGAGAATCGTGCGCCCGCCTCCGAGAGATCCTGATAGGATCGCGTGAGACTGCTGCTGACCTCGACCATGCCGCCGATCAGGGCGCCGCCGAGAAGACCCTTGGACAGGTTCAGGAAGCTCTGGGTGACCGACTCCGAGCCCTTAGTCAGGGCCTTGAAGCCACCGACCATGCTCTCGGACGTGCGATTGAAGGCCGAGCCGAAGCGAGCCATCGAATCCGCACTGGCGTCCCAGTCCTTCTTACGGCCCTCGAACCAGTCGTCGATGCCATCGCCACCGCCGTTCCCGGCTCCTGCGGTACCGCCCTGGGTGTTCGAACCCTGCTGCTTCGCGACACGCGCGAACATACCCGCTTGACGGTTGAATCCTTCGAGCGAAGCGCGCAGTTCTCTTAGGAGTTGTTTGCTCTCAGTATCCATCACCGACCGAATCTATTATGGTAATTTTATTTATCGGCCCGTAATATTGGACGTTAATAGAGCACTAAATAGCTTTATAACCAGAGTTATTGAAGGACATCCATGGAAGACGATTTCAACGAAGCCGAGATGTTCCAGATTCAGCCGCAGCAGCGCCCGTCTGGAAACCCTCTCGCCAAGTATTTCCGCATCCCAGGCTTAAGCATCAAGCTGCCGTCCGGCGGTCACTACCTGCCGAAGGGTTCGATCGAACTGACCGAGAACGGTGAGGTTCCGGTCTACCCGATGACGGCTGGCGACGAGCTTCTTCTAAAGAGCCCGGATGCCCTGATGTCGGGATTCGCGATTGAGCGGCTGCTGGAATCCTGCATTCCTGCGATTCGCTTCCCCAAGCTGATCGCGATGCCGGACCTCGACGTTCTGTTGCTGGCCATCCGCGCGGCCACCTACGGCCCGAAGATGGAAGTGGAGACGGCCTGCCCGAAGTGTGCACATGAGAACAACTTCGAGGCCGATCTGCCTGCGATGCTCTCGACTATGTCGAGCCTACCGCCGGAGTGTGGCGTGCGCCTGTCCAAGGACGTGGTCGTGTTCCTTCGTCCCTACAACATCTC